AAACTTTACCAGTTGCTTGAGTTGAGTTTTGGTCAAATAGCCGTAGCCTTCTACCAACTGTGCGTCCTTGCCTGCTACCACTGCTTCCAGTTCAGTCAAATGACCTTTCCAGATCTGTTGGATCTGATGGATCAACTGTGGTGCTACATTGTGTCCACGGATGATGGTGATGGGCTGGAATTGTGCTGACATCTTGGCACCTGCGGCAATGAAGTCGTCAAACAGGCCTTCAATCTCACCAGCACATTCCGACGCTTTTTCTTTCAAGCGATCCTGGATAGTAGGACCAGCAGGTTTTGCTTCTGCTACTTCTACAGGTTCTGCTTGTTTTTCTGCCAGCAGTTCCAAGATCAGGTTGTCCAGTTTGATCTGTTCAGTATCTAATAGTTCCAGGCCCATTGTGCTCATGCGGCACAGCCAGCCTGTGGTCAGTCGCACTTGGCTGTCAGGCAGGGTGCGGATACGGCGAGCGTCCTTGGTGCGATTGTGTGCATCCAAGTAAGCACCAATAAAGTCCTTGGCATCTTTTTTGCCGTAGAAATAGTTATACCAACCAAACGCATTGCTGAACTTGCTGGCACGATTTTCTGTGGGCTGTACCCGCCACTCGGGCTCGTGCCCAACATATTTTGTGTCAGGGCTACGAGGGTTCAATGCTTTGACATTGGCTTTTGCTGCTAGGGTTGCCATAGGATTCCTTTGCTAGTGTTTATGATGTAATTATAGCACATCATGATTTTTTGGTCAAGTCCGCGCACAAGAGCACAAAAGTCATGTCTGATTCCTTGCGGAACATGATGTAGTAGGGTGTCTCTACGTTACGGCCTCGAGTTCCAAAATATCCAACCCAATCAGAATGCCGGGTGGACCAGCTGGTGCCCAAGCGGTCTTGACAGATTCGTTCAATCTGAGAGATTTTGTCTTTATAATCCCACCAGCCCGCAAACCGTAGGCCAGATTCATACCCAGCTTCTTTGTGCGGTCGGTATCTGCGGTCTAACTTGATGACTTTCATTCCAGCATTATAACTGAAGCAGACTTTCTGGTCAACCTGGGCATAAATAAAGCACTATGCCAAGATTGTCACTTTATAGGCCTAATCGCACCGCGGATTATCGTTTTTTCGACCGCACCATCTCCGAAATGTATCAGGTGGGCGGGGTAGACATGTATCTGCACAAATACTTGGGCCCGCTCACCAACGATAACACTGGTAACAACGACGCTACCCTGCCCAAATACGACTCAACCAATCCGCTGTTTATCGAAGATCTGCTGCTGTTAGAAAATCGTGATCGAGCCTATGACAATGATATCTATGTCATGCGCGGTGTTTATCGCCAACAAGACATTGACTTTGATCTTACCCAGTTTGGCCTGTTCCTGAACAACGATACTTTGTTTATCACATTCCACTATAACGACATGATTGACACCATGGGTCGCAAACTCATGAGCGGAGATGTGCTGGAACTGCCCAATCTCCGAGACTACAATCCACTAGATAGTGCCATTCCTAGAGCATTGCCAAAATGGTATGTGATACAGGATGCTGCTTTTGCCAGTGAAGGTTTCAGCCAAACATGGTTGCCTCACTTGTGGCGCGTGAAAGCCACACCCATGGTCAACTCACAAGAATTCAATCAGATCACCAAACAGCCCTTTGAACCTCTCAACATCTGGGATCCGGGCAATTTCTATCCAGGCGGTGTCACAGTGCTTTACGGCGACACGTATTACAAATCAAAAGGCCCTGTGCCTCCAGGAACAGATATCAACAACACACAGTATTGGGAACTGATAACCGATCCTACCACCATAGAAAATCAACAAAGCACACGACCAAGAAACTTGGAGATCAACGATGCCATCCTTGCTCAAGCCGAAGCAGAAGTGCCCACATCGGGATTTGATGTTGTGAAGTTCTATGTCCTTGCTACCAATCCCGACGGATCACCTGCCAATCCTGAATCTGCCACATACACCGCAGACTACACCATTACTGATGCTAGCCGCACAGTGGCCAATCAGGGCATCACACCCCAGGGCGACGGGTATACAGCAGGATACTTGACCGGAGATGGCAAAGCACCTAATGGGTTACCGGTCACTGCCGGAGTTAATTTTCCACCCAGCCCTATTGCTGGACAGTTTGCGCTGCGATTGGATTACTTTCCCAATCGCTTGTTCCGCTTTAATGGCACCGCCTGGGTCAAGATTGAAAGCAATGTAAGAACCAATCTCACTCCAGGATCCACCAACAATACTTTACGCAGCAGCTTTGTTAACAATACATACACTGTGAACACAACGGATCTCGGCAATATACCTAGTCGTCAGAGTTTGAGTGAAGCTCTGGAACCCAACATGGCCAATGGCGACCAGGGCGGCAATTTGCCACCTAATCCATATCCGCCTACACAACCTTATCAGAAGAGCAGCTAATTATGCAATTATTCTTTTACGACGAACAAATCCGTCGCTATTTGCTGCAATTCACACGCATGTTCAGCTTGTTTGAAGTTGAATACGGACGCAACGAACAAGGCACCACCGATCTGATCCGTGTGCCCATACGCTATGGCGATGCCAGCAGACAAGCACAGACCATACTGAACCAGAACTCGGCCAATAGTCTAAATGCTACTCCGTTAATGACGTTCCATATCACAGGTATGACCTATGATAGAGACAGGATGCAAGACCCATATCATGTAAGCAAGACGTTTGTGCGCCAACGCACTTGGGATCCCGCTACAGAAAGCTATGAAACTTCGCAAGGCAATGCATTCCAGATCGAAAGACTCATGCCGGTTCCATACAAACTCACTGTGGAATTGGATGTATGGACATCAAATACCAATCAAAAAATGCAGTTGTTCGAGCAGATTGCTACATTGTTTAATCCTTCATTGGAAATACAATCCACAGACAACTATATTGATTGGACCAGTCTCAGTGTATGCAGTCTTGATGATGTGCGATGGTCAAGTAAAACTATTCCTGTAGGAACCAATGTGAACGAACCCTTGGACATCATGACCATGACATTCAGCATGCCTATCTGGATCTCATCTCCGGCCAAGGTCAAGAAGCTGGGTGTGGTAGAACGTGTGATTGCCAATATTTTTGATGCACAGGGAGATGCTGTGAATGCCATCACAGACAATGATTTGTTGTTAGGAACCAGGATCAAGGTCACGCCGTGGGGTTATCAAGTGGCGCTGTTGGACGGACAATTACAAGTGCTACAACCATCACAGCCAGACAACCCCACTCGGTTAAATCTGGACCCATTTAATTTTCCCATAGCAGAACAGCCGCAGATCACTTGGCCCTCGGTGATTGGCGCTTACGGTGTTTTACGTCCAGGTATCAGTTACATCTCATTGGAGAATCCTTGGATCCCAGATAGTCCTGTCATTGGCACCATTGCTGTGAATCCTGCTGATGATCGATTGTTGATTTTCAACATCAATATTGATACCGCACCACAAAATACTTTAGATCCTATTGAGTCGATAGTGAACCCACTGCTGACGGGACCCGGGCAAGGCCTTCCTGCTAGTGCGATTGGGCAGAGATATTTATTGACAGAGAGTACCGGTGATAGTGCTAATCCTACCAACCCAACAGCATGGCTAGGAACTTACGGCCAACCACTTATTGCCAGCGTGAATGATATCATTGAATATGATGGAACTCGTTGGGCGGTAGCATTCAACAGTCGTGGCAGTCAGGACGCACAATACGTGTTCAATATCAATACAGGAATACAATACTATTGGGATGGCTCTAAATGGGCAAAAAGTATCGATGGTTTTTATGCCGGAGGCGAATGGAATCTTATATTATAAGAGCAGTGGGTGTGTGGTTCTATTGCGTGAGAACCCGCTGCTATCTATATCTGTTACGAAACGATAGCAAATATCCCGACACCTGGGGGCTAGCCGGTGGCAAAGTAGAAGCCGACGAAACACTGATCACAGCCGTGGAACGAGAATGCGCCGAAGAACTGGGCAGCATGCCCGAATATCAGCAACTGATTCCCATTGAACAATTCACATCACCAGACGGAGTGTTTGAATATCACACCTTCTGGTGCCGAGTGGATCATGAGTTTATTCCCGAACTCAATCACGAACACGTGGGCTATGCGTGGATACACAGTGGCAGATTGCCAAGGCCGTTGCATCCTGGCCTGCGGAACACTGTGAACCTAGATGCCATCCAGAAAAAGATAGCAAGTCTAGAAATCACCTGCGTTTAATCAAAGAAGAACATCTGCCATAGTCGGCAGTTTTCGTCGTTGTATCCAAAGTAGTCTGTAGCTGAATGCAAATATCCGGCATTAAAGATCACCAGGCGATTGTATACATTGCCAAAAGTATCCACTGGCTCAAATATAGTTCTGTCTAGATTTTGACTGCCTGGTCTGAAGCATTTGGCAATGTCCGGGTGGCTGAGATGTCGTACATCTGTACCTTTTAGTGCATGGGTAGATGTACCAGATTGGTACGGTGCATTGGGTGTGAGGTAAAGCATGCCTGCCCATCTTTGTGGATCACAATGATAAACCAATGGCTCGCCTTCTTTACATACCTGGAATCGGCCATTCATTCCGTGTTCTTCCCACTTTTGGATCCGGCGGTTCATGATGTATTCAAATTCTTCTTTCAATCCCGGAAACAAGAACTGCTGTTTGGTGCGGTTACCTATGTAATACTTTCCAATACCACCTTGGTCGTATTCTTGTGCTAGAGCAAACTTACGGATAGCATCAGGATCTTGATAGAAGTTGTCCACGATCCACACGCCCGGTCTAGGTTGAGAACTAAACAGATCAGATTTGTTGCGTGATATATGCACAGCCGGCGCACGGCGTTTTTCTTCCAATGGTTGTTTTGGCAATCCGCAGATCTTCAAGTTGTTGTTCACAGCATCTACATACATCTGATGCATGGTATAGTTGTCTTTGAGATTGACCATGATCTGACGACTTTGTTCAGTAAGGCCCACATGCCAGCTGGCCACACCTTTTTGGAACAGCAAACTATAATAGCCCGGATATTGATCAGTGACCACAGGAGCAATATCAAAGTCAGCATAGGTCAATCCCAGCACTGCCGTGGTATAACTTTCCTGCCATTCTTTTCGTTTCTCATACAATCTACTCAACAAGAAATATGCTTCTGGACGATTTGAAAGCAATGCAATGGCTTTGAGTAACAGCCCTTTTTCAGTGTCGTCTCGTGTTTTTTGTTTTTCCAAACAGATACAGCATCGCATGAGTGCTTCATACTGTTGCTGGTCAGTGGTGCTGCGTTCTGCGGTGCGTAGATAGAAACTCACGGCTGCACCGGTCTGCCCTAGATTTTCGTATTCCTGCCCCAGCAAGAAGTTGATTGTGGGATCTTCGGAGTTTTCAATATACTGATGTAGGTATTTCATTTTATAAAGTTTATCACTCG